CCCGAAGCTGGCCAAGGCGATTCTCAAGGGGCACATCGACCGGACCTCCATGGGCTGCGACGTCGAGCGCTCCGTGTGCTCCGCCTGCGGCAACGAGGCCCGCACCCCGGCCGACTACTGCAACCACATCCCTCACCTGAAGGGCAAGCGGATCTTCCGCGCCACGGCGGGAGGGAAGAAGGTCGGCGAACTGGTCCGCGAAACCTGCTTCGGACTGCGCTTCTTCGAGAACTCGGTGCTCGTCGAGCCCCCGGCCGACCCCACCGCACACTTCCTCGGCGTAGACACCTCCGGCCTGGGCAAGGCCGCCTCGAAGTCGGCCGCCATGGACTTCTCTCAGTTCGAGGACCACGACGACCTGGAGGGCGACGACGACGGCCCCGACGAGGCGCCCCAGCCGAAGCCCGCCCAGCCCGCCGCGCACTCCGAACCCGCTGTGCCGCACGTCCCCTTCGAGGGCACCCCTGACGACCGTCAGCGGCGCCAGGACGCGGTGCAGCACGCGAAGCCCTTCACCCCCCTGAAGCCGAGCCTCAACGGCCTGCAGACGACGGCCGCTCAGGGCCTGTCCTGGGACGAGATCGGCGCGCGGCACCCGCACATCTACGGCGACCCCGAGTACCACGGCGAGGCCGCTGAGGGTGCCGACGGCTACGGCATCGGCTCGGCCGCGAACGACCTCGCCCACTCCCACCCCGACGACCCCGAGGCCGAGGGTCACGACGTCAGCGAGCTGACCTTCCACCGCGCGATGGTCGACCCGCACACCATCGACCACAAGCGCCACGGCGGCGGCGACGGCCGGGTGGCCTCGGCCGTTGAGGGCTACAAGAAGAACCCCGAGCAGATGCCGCCGTTGGTGCTGGTGCACCGTCACGGCGTCTTCCAGGTCGCCGACGGCCACCACCGGGCTGAGGCCGCCAAGGCAGCTGGCCTGGACAAGGTGCCCGCCTACGTGGCGAAGTCGCCCTACCCGAACAAGCCCAGCGGCTGGGGCGATCGAGGCCCCTACCACGGCGCAGAGAAGACCCGTTGGTCTCCGCCGAAGACCAAGGAGGCCCCGGCTCCGGCCGCGTCGCAGTGGGAGCAGCAGAGGCTGTTCGGCAGCCGCCGTACCGCTTCCCTGCAGGCGACGGCCGCGCCGAAGGCGGCCGAGCCCGAGCTGGACGAGTACGGCACTCCGAAGCCGAAGCGCGGTCAGCCGTACGAGCACCCCGGTGACCACCCGTGGTACAAGCAGGTCCCGCTGCACCACGACCACGTCATCGCCCACTGGGACCAGGCCACTCCCGAAGAGAAGGACTCGGGCATGCGCTGGTACAGCGACGCCCACCACGTCGCTAAGGCCATCGCGAAGCTGGACCCGAGCATCAAGACCGACGAGGAGGCCGCGCACAAGGGCGCTGGTGTCCTGTCGGCGTACTCGCCGCGCACGAACTGGCCGATGAACATGTTCAACGCGGCCCACTCCTTCCACCGGCAGGCGGCCGTCCGGCCGCTCAAGGACGACCCGGACAAGCCTGCGCACGCCGTCACCATGGGCATGCACGCCGACAAGGCGCAGCGCATCATGGACGGCGAGCACCACCAGCCGGTTCTGAACTCGCCGAAGACCCAGGACTTCGCCCACCTCATCGAGCACGGCGGCTACGAGCCGCAGACCGACGAGGAGAAGAAGGCCGGGGCAGAGCGCAAGCTGAGCGGCCGGGTGGTGGTTGACCGGCACGCGCTGTCTGTGGCAGCCGGGCGCCGGATCACCGACGTCGAGAACGATGCTCACCAGGGGTTCCCGGGCACAGGCGGCAAGCACGCGAGGCACTACTACGAGCACGCCGCCAACACCTACCGCAACGCGGCAGCCGCCATCTCCGAGAAGGAGGGCAAGCCGGTCGCTGCACACCATGTGCAGGCTGTGACCTGGCTGGTGCGCCAGCGGCTCAACACCGCCGAGGACCAGGCCAACGCCAACGCCAAGGCCAAGAACCTGGGCAAGGGGCGCAGCAAGTCCGAGGAGAACATCAAGGGCCACTGGAAGGACTTCGCGGGCCAGCACGCGCCGGAGCTGAAGGAGCAGGGCAACTCCCACGTGGCCAGGCTCATTGACGCCACGTTCATCAACCCGGACGGTACGATCCGTGCCGTTGCGTACGGGGAGGTCAAGGCCCCGGCGGACGTCGACACGCTCCGCGAGGAGAACTGCCCGGTCTGCGGCGACAAGGATACGTTCGACGGTCTTCAGTGCCAGATCTGCGGGTTCATCAACCCGCCGGAGCAGTTCCGTGACCCGGACCTGGACAAGGCCAAGCAACTCGACCTGCGCAAGCAGATCGTTGACCCGCAGCTGATCGACAACAACGGTGAGTTGCAGCGCGTCAACGACGACGGCACTGGCATGCCGCAGGAGGGCGAGCAGCCCGGCGACGAGGAGCAGCAGCTGGGCCCCGACGGGCAGCCGCTGGACGAGGGCGACCCGCAGATGGTTGACCCCGAGCAACTCGACGAGAACGGCCTGCCGCCGTCCCCGTTCGGCGACCAGGCGCTCGACGGCACTCAGCAGGAGGGTCCGGCCGTCTCCGACCGCAACGGCGACGGCATGATCCAGCCTGACGAGATCGACCCCGACGGCAACGTCAACGCCCAGCAGCAGATGGTCGATCCGGGCCAGGGTGGCCAGGTCGGGCCGCGTGATCTGCCCGGTTGGGGCAAGGACCACACCGGCCTGCCGTTCTGGCCGGGGCCGGACATGCCCGACCACCCCGGCGAGCCCGACACCCCGGACGACAAGCTCGGCCAGGGTGACGATGACGCCTCCCCGCACGGCCGGATGCCCACGCCGATGGTCGGCCAGCCCGGCGACGGCGTCCCGGACCTGTTCTGCCCGAGCTGCGGCTTCGGTGCGGACGCCACGGCGCCGCAGACCCAGGACATGGGCAACCCCGACGGTGCGGGCGACGGGATCGTCTCCGGCGACGTCTGCCCCAGCTGCCAGCGCTCCCAGCTCCTGACTCCGGGTGAGATCAACAGCAACTTCTCGAAGGCGCCTGCTGTCGAGCGCACCCCGTGGAGCTGAAGCAGTGAAGACCCCGCCCACGGCGTCCGCCGTGAGACCCGCCTCAGAAGGAGTCCCAGTATGAGCCGACCGCTCATGGCAGCGATGCAGGCCCAGCAGCTCGTCATCGACGACCTGCGCCAGAAGCACGCGGCCGACCAGGCGCGGCTGTCCGTCCAGGGTCAGCAGATCGCGCTGATCGCCCGGCTGGCCGGTGTCACCGACGAGGTGGAGGCCCTCTCCAAGACGGCCGACATCGCCAACCCGGCCCAGCCCATCCCGGACGGCCCGGCGCAGGGTCCGTCGGAGACGACCGAGCAGGCCGCGACCCCCGAGACCAACGACGACGTCCGCAGCCCGGGGCAGACCGGCAACTCCACCACCGGTGTCCCGGCCGCGTCGACCGACACCGCGCTCACCCCGGGAGGCACTCTCCCGGCCGAGCCGTACGGCAACCTCCAGGACGTCACCAGCCCGGTCTCCGGCGTCAACACCGGTGAGATCCCGCTGGACTCGACCCGTATCGAGTCCGACGTCCGCGTCGGCGACCCGGCCCAGTGGGACGTTGCGTTCCCCTGGACGATCTCCGACAACAAGAGCAACGCCAACCCGGTGGGCACGGGCGAGATGGCCGGGGGCAGCAGCGGTCCGTCGCGGACGCACGCGTGCCTGCGCCTGGCCCGCCTGCAGATCCAGGCCGGTATCGCCAACGGCGATGACCTCAGCGTGTCCGCGCGCCTGGAGTCCGACGCGAGCCTCACCGACGAGCTGATCAACCGTGAGATCGGCACCCTGGACCGTGTCATGAAGGCTGCGTCCGCACGTACCGCGCCGTCGGGGGCCCGCGTCGCGGCCCGCAGCGTGGAGCGCGTGGCGCCGTCTCTGGCGGCCCAGGCGACGGCCTCGGCGGCCCCTGTCGGCGACGACGGGCTGTCCGACCTGTTCGTCGACTGACCCGCTGAATGCGGAGGGCCCGGCGGCTTCCGTCGGGCCCTTTTGCATGTCCCCAGAAATTCCTTCCGGTTGGGCACTGTCTCGCCCCCATTGCCCGCGCCTAGGGGGTGAAGACGGCCTGCCGGTCCCGGCGGCCAGCCGAGACCCACTGGAGGGCGGAACACATGATCCGCGTGCGGGCAAACCTGGCCCACATCAAGCGCACCCTGCGCCCGCTGTACGCCTGGACCCAGGCAACTCCCGCGTCCGTGTTCCTGGACCCGGCGTGGGACCGCAGCGTCCCGATCTACCCCGGCATGGTGCTGGCCCAGACCGCAGGCGAGACGGTCAGCCTCATCGGTGCCTCCGGCGTTCCGTACGGCCTCGCCGGTGACTACGTCGGCGGTGACGGCTTCGACCCGCTGCTGGACGTCGGCGTCAACGCGACCTCCGTCTGGGTCATGGGGTCGGACGCCCAGTTCGAGGTCCTCGCGCCTGCGTTCGACGACACCCAGGCGTGGACCGAGCCCAACGGCACCACCGAGCGACTGGTCTACGCGATCACCGCCGGTACCGGCCGGGGCAAGCTCGCGCTCGCCACCAACGGAGCGGTCGCCACCGCGATCTCCGCGCAGCCGGTCGGCCGACTGCTCAAGGTCAACTCCCCGTCCAAGATCACCATCGGCGGACTGCGCTGACGCGCCTGAGCCGAGCGAGAGGACTCAACTCACCATGACCGCAGCGCCCGCCGCAACCGGCCACGTTCGCACCGCGCGGAAGTCCGACGACTACGTCGCCGAGATCCTCGCCCGTCGCGAGTCCCGAGGTGGCCAGCCGCTCTCCTTCGAGGCCAAGCGCCAGCGCCTCCAGGCCGTCGCCTCCGACTCCGTCAACGGCATCAAGCGCCTCGGTGTCGGCATGATCGGCCCCATCCAGTTGAAGTTGCGCTACCAGGGCATCACGCGCAACGTCCTCGTCGAGGACCCCTGCACGCCTGGTACGCCGGTCGAGTACGACGTCTGGGATGACCTCGGACAGGCGTACATCATGTCCGGCACGGACGGCGAAGTCCGGATCACGCCCTTCGAGGGCAAGCGCATCCAGGTGCGCTTCTTCCGCATCGCCTCCCGTCCGGCGATCCGCAAGGAGGACCTCCTCTACCTGCGGATCAACGCCGTCGAGCAGGCGCAGGACGAGACCAAGCAGGCCATCCTCAAGCAGGAGGACAGCCGCCTCGTCACCATCCTGCAGGCCGCGATCTCCGACTACGCGGGCCGGTCCGACCACACGGTCACCCCGAACCACGTCATCACGGAGGCGAGCGGCTACCTGACCCCGGGCTCGCTGTACTCGGCCGTCTCCATGACGGACATGCACGAGCTGCAGTCCAGCCGCATCCTGATCAACCCGATGGACTACCGGGATATGTACCGGTGGGACATCAACCAGACCGGTTGGGCGTTCAAGGACCGGGTCGTCGCGGGCGAGACGATCACCTCGTTCGGCGAGTTCCAGATCCAGCGCTCGATCGTCATCCCGCAGGGCCAGACGTTCCTCACCCCGGACCCCCAGTTCCTGGGTGTCTTCCCCGTCCTCTACTCTCTGGACGTCGAGGAAAACCACCGGGTCGAGAGCTTCTGGAAGGGCTGGGTGTTCGACGAGATGGTGTCGATGCTCATCCTGAACCCGCGCGGTCTGGCCAAGATCGTCAAGAGCTGACCGGACGCGGTACGCTCGCCGAAGGCCCCTCCTGTCATCAGCAGGAGGGGCCTTCGCGTGCCCACGGGGTAGGGGGCGTACCACCGCCATGGCGGGTTCATTGCCTCCCAGCCCGTGGGCTTACGGCTGGGGGCACTCGTGAACCCTGGGCCCCCGCAGGGGTCCAGGGTCACCGCCGGGCGTGGCGCTCGGTGTGTCGTCTGGCGGGTGACATATTCTCACCTTGACACATTCGGGCCGTAGTTGGAACCCCACCATCCGTAATTCTGCCCCCGGAAGACAATTTCAGCCACAAGCGCTGTCTGCAAGGCCGCCCAAGGACGTAGGGGGTGAGGAGGGTTTGTGGTGGGCCCTCTGCGCGGCTCCGTTCTCCGGCCGCAAACGCTCA